CAGCCGTCGCCTCTGCGCCGAACTCGGACAATATCTTCTCGGCAGAGACGAAACCTCGGTATCTAGCCATCTTCCACCAACTCCCTGCATTCCAGAACAAGCCACCATTTCTTCCCACCGAGCGGATAGGGCGGCGCAATCGGCGTGAGCGTTTTATCTCCCCAACGGATACGATCCGTCACGCGCACATCCGCACGGTAACGAATGACGATGCGGTAATCCACCTCCTGCACCTTCTCCGCATATCCGTCCGAGATTTTTGCCGCAAAGGGCAGAACGAGTGCCCAGGCTTTTCCGACTTCCTGCACCGACGATGAAAGGATATTCCCCTCATCATCCGTCTCCGTTACGGGACGCAGGATGGAAATCCGATGACGCAGTTCGCTCATAGACACCTGCATCTAAAAGACCTCCTTCCGCACGCCGAAGAGAAGAGACCGGAGTGTCAGTGCAAGCCCTCTATGATCCGCTTCCTCCCGGTGCTCGTATAGATAGGACACGGCGTAGAGAATTGCAACGCGCACAATCGCCTGATCTTCAACCTTGGACAGCTTCTTCACGCGCAGTAACGCTGTACAGATTTGTTCTGCCGTTTCCGTAAAGCTCGTGATGAGATCATCCTCCTCATCCCCGTCAATCCTAAGATACTGCTTGACTGCTGCAAGCGGCACAAGCATAGAACCACCTCCCTTCTTTTGCCGCATATTTCACAATCAGCCCTTCATCTTGAGTGTCTGCACGGCTTCCTCAAGAACGAGTTTGCCGTCCACACGCTCCTTCATAACGTAGCCGACCATGCCGTTGCCCGCAAACAGCTCCTTGAGTTCCTGCAGAGAGCGGGTGCCGCGATCCCCGATGTTGTAGTAGGAGTAATCCCCGAATGCGATGACGGTCTTGCCCGCCTCGACAGCAGGCATATATGCCGAAGAGTACACGGGATAGCCGAGCAGACGGTCGGGTTCGCCCATCTGATACGAAGGCTGCCAGAAATACGCGCCATTCGCATCCTTGAGCTTTCGGATGCTTGCAAGCGTCTGGTCATTGACGATGAACGCTGCGTTCTTGCGATAAGGACGTTTGAGGCTGTAGACGAGTGTCACGAGTTCGTCCGCCTTGAGGTCTGCCGCCGCCGTGGTGACGGATGTCTTTGCCGAGGTGAGAAGTCCCTTCGGCTTGTGCATCCCGTCGCCGTTCAGGAATGCATCCTCCTCAGCGTTGCCGAGAGCCTTGCCGAACTGCTCGATGAGATAGCTCTCAAGGTTGAAGGCGTTGTCGTAGAGAAGCTCTTCCGTCACCTTGACCGCGACGTGGAGCTTGTGTGCGTCGAGAACAATCTGGTCAAAGGTCGCGTCGCCGAAGGTAAGCGCAGCTCCCTCCTCGATCCACGATGCCGCAGGTTTGGTGGCGGCAATGTTGATCTTATGCTCCCCGCTCGTGGTGATAACCGTCGCAAGCGGACGCAGGACATTCTCTTCGCTGAGTACGTCGATGAGACGTTTGTCATATTCCTCGGGAACGAGATAGCCTCCGCTGGCATCCGTCCCCTCCTGCAGGACGTTCTCCACCTGCCGAAAGTTCGTACGGAGAGCTTTGAGCATCGCAGAGCGGTATGCCTCGCTTGCACGCCCCGTCTTTTCTGCATTGAACGCAGCCCCCGGAGTGTTGGTAATTGCTGCCGTTACAGGCTTTGCAAGCTGCGCGTCGAGAATCGCCTGACGCTCCATGCGCTCGATGTCCTTCCCGAGCGCAAGCACCTCGCTTTCCATCTGCTCGTACGCTTTGGCATCCTCTGCCGTAAGACGACCGTCCTTTTCGTGAGAATCCAGAAACTGCTTTGCCTGTTCCCACATTTCCGCACGCTTCTCGCGCATTGCCATGATCTTATCCATGATCTTTTTCCCTCCGTTAATGTGAAATAGAAAAGAGCCGCTTCTTAAACGGCCCTGCATCGACATTAGTATTTTGCGTTCCCTGCCCGAATTTCGAGAGCAGAGAGTTCGTGACAGCGGCACGAGAGAAAATCAGCCCGTCTGCCGTATCGGTCACAGGACGCTGAACGTCCGCATAGAGAACAGAATCTGCAAATCCAAGCTCCACTGCTTTCTTTGCGTTCATCCACGTCTCGGCATCCATCAGCCGTGAAATCTTCGCACGGGACAGCCCCGTCTTGAGTTCATAGGCATTGATGATGCTCTCCTTGATCTCGGCAAGGAATGTGATCGTCCGCTCCATCTCGTGCGTGTCTCCGATGGAGACGGTCATCGGATTGTGAATCATAATGGTGGCCACGGGCGACATCTCAACCGTCGATCCTGCCATCGCGACAACAGATGCAGCAGAGGCTGCAATCCCGTCAATCTTGACGGCGACATTCCCCTTATACTCCATGAGCATATTGTAGATCTGTGCCGCTGCATAGCAGTCGCCGCCCGGCGAGTTGATCCAGAGGTCAATATCTCCCTCGGCGGCATTCAGCTCGGAACGGAACATCTGAGGTGTGACCTCATCGCCCCACCACGTTTCGTCCGAGATTTCACCATCCAGAAGCAAGACATGCTTCTCTCCCTCGTTCCGTACCCAGTTCCAAAATTTACGTTTCATCGCCCTCTCCTTTCTTGTTGGCGAATAAACCCGCATCCCTCAGTTTTGTCATATTCCCGTTGATGAGATACAGATCGCCGCCCTCCTTCGCTTCGATGGGGTTCATATCTTCGAGACTGCGGATGTCATTCGCGGAGAGCCATCCGTTCTGCCGCCCGATGGCATATCCCTCCATGCGGCTCTTGTAGTCCCCACGCAACAGCCCGTCTACATTGAAACGAATGAAGTAATCCTTCCGCTCCTTATCCGTCAAAAGTGCTTTCTGCAGCGACTGCTCCCAACGCATGACCCACGGGTTCAGCGTGTACTTGACGAACTCGAGGGACTGCTGCTCGATGTTCGAAAACGAGGATTTCTCCAAGTCTCCTACCATATGCGGCGGTACACGGTAGAGCCGCGCAATCTCGTCGATCTGGAACTTCCTCGTCTCTAGGAACTGCGCCTCCTCGGGTGGAATGGCAATCTGCTGATACTTTACGCCTTCCTCGAGGACGGCGATCCTGCCCGTGTTCATCGTACCACCGTAGACGGCGTGCCAACTCTCTCGCAGCTTTGACGGGTCTTTGAGCACCCCCGGATGTTCGAGAACGCCGCCCGGACGCGCACCGTTCTTGAAGAATGCCGCACCGTATTCCTCCGTCGCAAGTGCAATGCCGATGGCGTTCTTTGCCATCGCTATCGGAGAATAGCCCACAAGACCATCGAAACCGAGTCCCGGAATATGCAGTACATCCTCACGCCGCAGCCGAATCTGTCCCTTGTCCGCAAAGTTCGGATTCTCCTCCGTGCTTCGCGTGTAAGTGTAGTAAAGCTCACCCGTTCGGCTGTCGCGGCTGACCTCCATCTTGTCCGGGAGGAGCGGATAGAGTCCGAGAACCTTGCCTCTGCCATCCCGCAAAATTTGTGCGTAGGCATTTCCCCAGAGGAGGAGATGTGCCATGAGCGTCTCACGGAAGACGAAACTCGTCATCTCGGGATTCGGTGCGTCATGGAGCAGAAAGTACAACGGGTGCTCCGGCACACGCTCTTTGCCTTGCCCTTGGTAGGCATAAACATGGAGCGGCAGCCCTGCGATGGATTCGGCGAGGATGCGCACACAAGCATAAACTGCCGTTGTCTGCATTGCCGTTCGCTCGTTGACCGCCTTGCCCGCCGCAGTCTGCCCAAACAAAAAGGACAAGCCGCCAAGATGATTTCTGGGCTTGTCCCGCGAACGGAAGAGTTTGCTGAATAGATTCATATACACCATCCATTTCCAAAAATCTCGCCACAGAAGATGATGAGAGCAAGAGCACCGCCCTTTCGAGCGGTGCTCCGTAGTTTCAGCTTAGAAGATTTCGACGCAGGAAAGCTCCATGCTGTTGATGTTGGCTGTAAATTTCGCGCCCCGCGCAATCTCGTCGGAGGCTTTCAAAAGCTCCTCCGGCGTGGGATTTCCACCCATCTGGCAAATGCTGGCATTGGCTTTGATGTCTCGGAAAACCTTGCGGGCTTCCCAATCCGTCTTCTCGTAATCCGTTTCTTTGCGAATCTCGATGCGGATGCAGGTGTCGCGGTCGCTTTCGTTCGCCCAGCCCATCGTGTTTTCCTGCATCGCGAATCCGTACATGGCGGCCTTGCTCTCGATGATCTCGGCAATTTCCTTCTTCGTCATTTTCTTTTCCTCCGTTTCTGGCTCCTTCGGTTTTCCCTTTCGGTATGTGTATATTCCCGTACGATCGGCAAAATAGCAAGGCCATATGTGAAGATAAAGCGTGTATACGATCGCCCTAAAACACCCACACACCACGATTTTCATACACGGATTCCGAGGTATCATTCCCGCAACGGATCGCACGATCCAGTGCCATGATGAGCGCAATGATACCGTCGATCTTCTCGGTGGATTTCTCCTTATCTGCCTTGATGTTCCCCGCAGGATCGGTGCGAATGAAGATGTTGTCTGCCATCCAGCGCAGGACGGGATGCCCGCCGTGCGCTATTTTCTTTTCCAATGTCAGCTTCATTAGCTCCTTGGTCGGCGGGCTCATATCCTTGAATCCCTGCCCGAACGGTACGACGGTGAATCCCATTCCTTCGAGGTTCTGCACCATCTGCACCGCGCCCCATCGGTCAAAAGCAATCTCACGAATGTTGTACTTCTCGCCCAGTTTCTCAATGAACGCCTCGATAAATCCGTAATGAACCACATTTCCCTCCGTGGTCATAAGAAAGCCCTGCTGCTCCCACACGTCATACGGCACATGGTCGCGCCGCACTCGAAGGTCAATGTTCTCCTCTGGAATCCAGAAGTATGGAAGCACGGCAAACGGCTCATCCTCCTCCGTTGGAGGGAACACAAGAACAAATGCCGTAATGTCCATCGTGGAGGAAAGGTCAAGACCGCCGTAGCAAACACGCCCCTCCAAGGACTCAGCGTCAACAGGGGCGGCACAGACATCCCATTTGTCCATCGGCATCCACCGCACGGACTGCTTTACCCATTGATTTAACCGCAGCTGACGGAAACTGATCTCCTCGG